CATTGCAGATGACGAAGTAGTTTTAGCATCTTTCAAGTTGGAAGATAATACAATTTTACAAGCTAAGGAATTGAAAGTAGGCGAGAAGATCGTTAAAATCAATGAACAGTTTGAACAAGTTGCATTAGAAGATGGATCATACCGTCTTGTTGAACACTTTGAAATTCAGGTGAAAGACGGAGAGTTAGTAGCAGTTAAAGAGATCTTCTTAGACGCAAAATTAGCTGATGGTACTCAAATTAAAGTTGAGGGCGACGCATTAGCAGAAGGTGCTAAAGTTGTAGTTGTTACTGAACAAGGTGAAATCCCTGCACCAGATGCTGTTCACGAATTAGAAGATGGTACCAAAGTTGAAACAAAAGATGGTATTATCGCTAGAATCGAAGAAGCATCAGCAGAGGCTGAATCTGAAGAAGAAGCACTTGCACCTGCAGCAGCAGAAGACGCTAGTCTACCAGAAGAAGTAGAAATGATTGAAATGTTAAAAGATTTCATCAAAAAAATGTCAGATAAAATGGCATCAATGGAAAAGAAAATGTATTCTGTTGAAGCAAACTTTGAAGCATTTAAAAAAGAGCCAGCAGCAAAAAAGATCGCTGATGGTAAAACAGAATTTAATAAAGAACAATCTACTCCTCAAGACGAAATCGTTGCGGGAATTATGAGATTGAGAAATAAAAACAAATAAAAAAAAATAAAATATTATTATGAAACGTTATTCAAAAGAAGATTTCAGTTACGTAGTATCTAGCATTACTGGATTCACAGACCAAGTTGGTGGTGAATTGTTAGCTAAAGCTTTAATCGGTGCTACAACTCCAAAGTACACAAATGTACGTCTTGGTATCAAAGGTACTCAAGTATTGAACTTGTTAGATTCGTCTCCTTCTTTCCAAGCTGGTGCTTGTGGATGGAGTGCATCTGGTACTACAACTTTCTCTCAAAGAAACATCACTGTTTGCCCTGAGAGAGTAAACGAGGCTCTATGCCCTGATGATTTGTATCCTACTTACCAATCATTGTTATTACAACCAGGTGAAACAGAAACATCTGTTCCATTTGAAAGTGTAATTGCTGATTTGAAAGTTAAGCAAATTCAACAAAGAATTGAGCAAAAATTATGGCAAGCTACCACTGGTGGTGGTGATTGCTTCGATGGTTTTAAAACCCTAATCGCATCTGGTCAAACTGGTGTTGGTGTATCTGCTGGTACTGCATTCTCTGCTTCTGCAGCTTATGGTACATCTGGTAACCCAATCACTGAGGTTGACTTGTTAATCAATGCTCTTGATGACAACGCAATGTCTAGAGAAGACTTAGTAGTGTTTATGTCTTATGCAAACTTCCGTTTGTATGTACAAGCATTAACTCGTGCTAACTTCTTCACTAATTACATCGGTGGAACTGAGATCACTGCTAATATGGAAGCTATCCACCCTAACACTAACGTTAAAGTGGTTCCAACTTTAGGCTTAGCTGCTTCTAACAAAGTAACTATCGGACCTAAAGAATATATGGTAGTTGGTTTTGACTTATTAAGCGACCACGAGAAAATGGAAGTTTGGTATTCAAAAGATTTCAACGAAGTAAGATTCCGTGCTAACTACAACTATGGTGCACAAATCGCTAAATTCGGTTCAACTGCATACTTTGCAACTAACGGATTAAGCTAATCAATATAGTTAAAAAAACCTAAGCGGGTGAAAGGCCCGCTTATTAATAAACTAAAAACAATTAAATATAAAATATTATGCCTTGTTATATATCTTCAGGATTAGCATTAGGATGTTCTGACGGAATAGGTGGTATTAAGAAAATGTACATCGTTGGTGGAGCTAATGGCGATATCACAGCAGTATCTTACAGTACTGATGGATCTATCACTGGTTCTACTGTTGCAACAGGAACTACTATCTATGGTTTTGAATTAAAGAGAAACACTTCTTCTTTATCTCAAAACGTTACAAAATCATTTGAAAATGGTACTATCTACTTTGAACAAGTATTGACTGCTGTATTCTTCAAGTATGATCAAGATAAGAGAAATCAAGTTAAAATCTTATCACAAAATGATCAAATACAAATAATTGCTATCGACCAAAATGATGTTCAATATTATTTAGGTCAAGTAAACGGTATGTACTTATCAGGCGGTTCTGCTGCAACTGGTACTGCATACGGTGACAGAAACGGTTTTGAATTGACTTTCACAGGACAAGAACAAGAACCAGCAAGAGTTATCTCTGGTACGTTGGCTACTGTATTCAGTGGTGCAACAATCAATGGATAACCAATAGATTGACAACTTTTCGTTGTAACCATATATCTATCTGTAAGGAAGAGGGTGCTTTTGGCACCCTTTTTCATTTCAATTTTAAAAAATTTATATTTAGTTATAGAAGAACATATTATGCTTATAATTCAAAAAGGACAATTTAACGAACTAGTCTTGAACATTAATAATAATTCCAGGGAAGAATTCACAGGATACACTATGGAGTTTACACACATTATGTCTCAAGAGGTAAAAACATATACTGTGAATACATCAAATTCAGCACAATATTCTTCTAATATAAGATATTGTGAATTGGCTTTACCTTTAAACACAGATGATTTAAATTATGAGGGACAGTACCAATTAAAGATATACGGTGATGGAACTGATCTTGTCTACGTTGGTATGGCATTATTAGAAGGTAGTGAAGAAACGCCATTCTTTACAACATACGTATCAGATAACGAGGTTAACGAAAATTACATTTACATACAATAATTTATGGAAGAACAATCAAAAAAGACGCTACATAAGATACAATTTAATATGGCTTCTCTACCAATATTCTCAGAGGTATTCCAAAGAGTACCGTGGGTTTATTATGGTGAGAACAACTTAATGCCACAATATCTAATAGCTCAATACAATAACTGTGCGATACATAAAGCGATCGTTACATCTAAGTTAGAACAAATAATGGGTGATGGTATTATATCATTAAACAACCCAATGGCAACAATTAATCTGATAAATCCAAAAGAGAATGTATCAGAAGTAATGAAAAAATGTGCTTTGGATCTTGTTTTATTTGGTGGATATGCTATCAATGTTGTATGGTCAAGAGATAGAAAATCAATAGCTGAGATTTATCATATTGATTTTAGTAGAATTAGAAGTGGTAAGATCAATCCTGAAACAGATGAGGTTGAGAAATATTACTACTCAGCTGACTGGGGTAACTTAAGAAAGTTCCCAGCAATAGAATATCCAGCATTTAGTGCTGATGAAAACAACCCTTCTCAATTATTATATTATAAATGTTATCAACCGTCCAATTCGTATTATCCGAATCCCGATTATTCAGGCGCTTTAGCTGCCATTGAAATTGATGTTGAAATCAAAAACTTCCACAAAAACAACTTGAGAAAGGGAATGATGCCATCATTATGGATTAATTATCATAATGGGGTACCAAGCGAAGAAGAGATGAGAATCCTTGTTCGTGGTTTGGAAGAGCAATACTCGGGTACGGATAATGCTGGACAAGCAATTGTATCATTCAATGAATCAAAAGACACAGCACCAGAAATCACACAGATCTCTCCAGGAGGAAATGATGCGTATTATCAACAAATTTATGATGATATTCTTCGTTCAATTATGGCCGGTCACAGAGTTTCTTCTGGTGAGTTATTTGCTGTTACAACAGCGGGTAAATTAGGATCTGCTAATGAGATTGTTGAGCATTCAGAATACTTCCGTAAGATGGTTATTATGCCATATCAAGCAGAATTATTGCCAACATTTAATAAGTTGGTATCAATGAAAACAGGTAAACCAACCACATTTGAAATCAAACCATTATCAATATTTGAGGTGGGTGATATAATTCAAAAGCCAGTGGTTGAAGATCTACCAACTAAATCAGTTCAAGCAGAGTCAGAGGGGCCATCAATTAATGAAAACATTAAGGGTTTAAAAGGCCGTGAGTGGCAGTCAATGATGCGTATTGTACGTGAATATAACAAAGGAAAAATAAGCCGTGAACAAGCCTCTAATATGCTTAAAAGTGGATATGGATTCAGTGATGAAGAAATAAATGCTTGGTTGGGTGAGGAAGAAAATAACTAAAATTAAATTATACAATGGGAGTTTTATTAATATCAGAAACTAAATTAAAAGCATTTACCAACATCAATAAGAATGTTGATATGGATGTATTAAAAGCTGAGATACAAATTGCACAGGATATTAACGTCCAAACAATTCTTGGTAGTAAATTCTATTTTCATTTACTAGACCAAGTTAGCTCTACAGGCAATACATTCAATTCTGACGAGGTTACTCTGGTGAATGACTACCTTGCTCCATATTTAATTCAACAAGCTTACGCGGAAGCTATACCCCATCTATGGGCACGTACAATGAACCGTGGTATTGTTGAAGGTCAAATGGAGAATGCAGCATCTGTGGATATTGAAACAATGAAGTATTTGAGAACAATACAGAAGCAACGCGCTGATTTCTATTTAACGCGTTTACAAGAGTACTTAACAATTGGTAAAGGTAATGGTAAATTCCCTGATTACTTATCAGCAAGTACTTTAGATGGTATGATGCCAGATAAGACACAGAAATATAATAATGGTATTTTCTTAAACAAAGTAGGAAGAACTGGATATGCTTATAAGAATATTAATAGAATAATGCCAGTGTATTCTGAGATTGAACACGAGAACCCCCCATGTAGGGACTGTTACTGATAACGATTGCTACTGATTGCTCTTGATTTTATAAAATATATTATGTATATTAATAAAAAAAAGAGTATGATAAATGAAAAATTTGGACGACTAACCGTCATAGCGGAGTTAGAAAAAATAAGATACGCAAAAAGTACAGCACGAAAAATGCGATGCAAATGCGAATGTGGAAATGAAAAAGATGTTTTACTTGGACATCTTAGAAGTGGTAAAATAAGATCTTGTGGTTGTTATAATATTGAGGTATCAACAGAAAGAATGATTGATCAAGCAACAATACACGGGAATTATAAACACCCATTGTGGGCAACATACTATAATATGAAACGTAGATGTTACCATACACATAGATTGGATTATCCAGATTATGGTGGGCGTGGAATAAAGGTTGAAGATGTTTGGCTAGGTGACGAAGGCTTTAATAATTTCGTAAGAGATATGGGATTAAAACCAACAAAACAACATAGTATTGATAGAATAAATTCTGATGGTAATTATGGTCCTGAAAATTGTAGATGGGCAACACCAAAAGAACAAGCGAATAACAGAAGAAATAATTATGTGTAACTGTAAAAAACCCGTAGTAGTTGTGACACCACAACCAACGCCAACACCTATACAAACAAACTAAAATATGAATACAGAAATAATTTTAATTATATCAAACATTTTAACTGGCATTGCTGGTTGGTTTGTGGGGAGACGTAAAGCATCAGTTGAAACTGATAATATGGTATTACGTAATCTTGAGTTGTCTATTGGCCTATACAAAAATATCATTGATGACCTTAAAGAAGAAATACACAGTTTAAACATTAAAATCCAGGACCTTGAGAGAAAGGTTGAGGAATTATACCAAGAGAATAAAAGATTAAAAAAACAGAAAGAATAATATGGATTTACAATTACCAAAACCAAACGAAGAGGAGTTAAAGAGCTTTAATAAAGCAGATTATTTTGCTAGAGTCTATAGAGATCATAGTGAGATAAGAACAAAAAATAAATTAGAATATTTAGATTTTGCTACTTGGATACATCACAACTATGAAAGTTGGATTGTTAACAATAAAGCGACATCTTATAATGAGCATAAAAAATTACTTAAATAAATTAAAATGAAAAAAGATAAATTTGAAATCCTAAGAAAGGTATTCAATGAAGAACATTATAAGATTGATTTATCTGAAAAGAAATCTGCTGAGCTTGAAGCGTATCCTTGGGATGAGTGTATTGCTGATCAGGTTGCAAGATATGGAGATGAGGAGACCGCAGCAAAAGTATGTGGTGCAATCAAATCTGGTATGAAGAAATCTTTTGCAGAGGGTGATGATTTGGCTGGTGCTTGTTGGGAAGGATATGAACCAATCGGATTAAAAGAATTACCTGATGGTAGAATGGTTCCAAATTGTGTTCCAGTTAAAGAGGAACAATCAAAACAAGATTTCGTTATTCCTAATCCAGAAGGTGGAGAGGATGAAGAAACTTATGTGTCTCGTTGTATTGCTGCGATATATGACGAATATGGAGAAGAACAATCAGCAGCAATATGTTATAATAAATGGAGAGAAAAATAATAAATATAATTGGGGAAAAACTATTTCACATATTTGTATGGTTAGTAGCTGTATGGATAGTATTTGCATTTAGTTCCCAAATGTATTTTGTTTACTTACATTTTACAGGACAAGACAAAAAAGCACACGATTTATCAAATCAGATAATGTGGAAGATTGATGGCACATTTAAAAACAATCCAGATAACATCTGGTATGAAAAGAAGTAACACCTTCTCTACTATATTATGTTCCACAAGGAACATTAAAAAGGGCCCCGTAAAGGGCCCTAATTTGTTTTGAGATGGAATTATAAACTCAAAACGGCTTCTATTAAACAAAAAACAAATTAATAGTCTGCAACACACATAACTGAATGTGTCTCAATATCTTTTAATATCTGCTCAATTGTTTTACCAACGGCATTCTTTTTTAAACTTTTCATTAATATCTTTCCACGATTGAATGAATCAATATGGTAGAACTTGTTATCATTCATATAATAATACTCACCAAATCCATCTTTGTTTTTATCAAGCCAATCATAGATGTAAAATAGGGTTCTATATCTCTGTGCTAAATCCTCTGTTAAATCTTTAACAGTGATCTCACTTGGGGGTTTTAACATTGTCTCCATTATTTTAAGTTTTTTGTTTGAACAAAGATAATAACGATTTATCAATTTGCAAAATACTAATATTAAGAAATTGTTAACATTCATAAAATAGAAGGGGGCCAAGTAGAAACCCGGCCCCGATCAGTTTATAGATAGATGTTATATACAAATATACAAAAAAATTCTCAATAAAAAAAATGCAAGCCCGAAAGAAATTGAAATTAATGGAACGACAGTATGAAGAAAGACCAACGGGCTTGCAATAATAAATATAAATAAAAAGTTGGAAATAAAAAAGGGAACCTCACCAAGTTCCCTAATTTAATTTGATTAATCTAGACTTTCTAACCACTTATCAAATTTCTTTATATCCGCATTATTCAAATCATCAGTCCATTGAAAATCAACAAGGAGTTGAGATAGTCTTAGAATCTGTCTTAATTTAGGTTTTTTCCCTAATAAAGCAAAGATTTCAATTGATCTTTGCAACTGTGATTGACGTACAATCATTTCCGCTTGGGATGGGATCTTAATCCCTACTGTGTTATTCTCCATTTTTCTATCGTTTTTTGTTTTACAAATATAAGTTATTTTAGTTTAAGTTGAGCAAACATATTTAAAAATTCTGCTGTTGAACCATCAGGAATTTGCTTACTATATTCTTGAAGAGTTTCATTGACAGTATGTGCAAGTAAAAAATCATACCAACCTTTTGGTAAAGTTAAACTAATTTTGGTAATAATTTCTGCATCTTTTAATTTCCTCTTCACATCCCTTATCTTGGAATAGTCCTGGTTGCGATTTCTAGCCCCGTGGTTGGCATAAAACCTTAAGATATGATCTTGGGTACCACTCAATTCTTTTTCGTCCATTAAAAGCAATTTATTGAGGTATTCTTGTTTCTTATCAAAATCCATAAGTTGGAATTCTTTTAATGATAATTCTTCCTTGGATTTTTACCCCATTAACCCCAATCTTTCTTGAGTTAATTCTTGTCTTTTGATATTTGAAATAGATTTATCATTCATCAATTGTAAATCTAATTCTGCTAATCTAGTTTGAACATATGTTTTTTTCATAATAATTTTTGTTTAATTGTTATTTATTTTTTTTAATGTTATCAATATACTGAATTAATTCTTCATCACTTAATTTATTGATATCAAATTTCTCTTCAATATCAAAATTAACAATTACATTATTTTCATCAGTAATTATTCCCTTGATTGTTTCTACCTTCAACTCATTTTCAGTATCATTAGGAATAACATTACCAATGACAGAATCAATATCAGAATCAATATCAGAATCAATATCAATTACATTATCAATTACAATAAGGTTGTTTTCAATACAACCCCTAAGGTCGTTTTTGGTTGTTTTAGATTCAACCCCTAAGGTTGTTTCAGATTCAACCTTAAGGTCGTTTTCGGTTGTTTTCTTCTTAGCGTTTTGATTTCCAGGTTTAGCTCCTCCTTTTAATCCGTTGGCTTTAGCTTTTTCATAACTAATCGCATTTTTATTTAATGACTCCTCAACAAATCCCCAAGCCATTTGAGCATTTGGATGTGTCAATTCAAATGGTTCATCCAAGTGATGTTTAAATAATGCATCAATAAATTGTGCTTTAGCTGTTTCATCCATCATTCTAATACTAGCATACCAAGATGTTCGTAAGATAAATGTTTCTTTTTTCATTTTGTTTTTGTGT